AGCTGACTCAGTTAGTTTAAAATCTTTACTAGAAAAAGGAACTATTAAAGTATTAAAAAAACTACTAGTCAAAAAAGTAGACGTATAAGTGTAACCTATTGAACTAAATATAGCATCTAAATATTTTTTAACTTTTATAGCTGGAAAAAAGTCTGTTACATACCAACTTTCAGAAAACCCTAAACCCGCATAATTAATGTCATAATTTGTCATTGGGTATACGTAGTCAGTAGTCAAAGGCAAATTCCAGGTTGCTAATTGATTAGATTTAGTGTAATCATGATTTAAACTTGTTAAGTCTAGGTCTGTTAACTCTTGGTCCTGTAAGTCAGTAAAGAAATTTCCTATTCTACCAATTATAACACAACTATAACTTATTAAACCGTCCTTATTATTTACTGATTTTATTTGTAAATATCCATCTAACTGGACCTCACCATTTACTAAATAAACTACATCTGTTCTTAAATTAGGATTAAAAGTTTGTAGGTCTGTATTTACATCAAAAATATGTTCAAAGATTTTATTAATTCTTTTACTAGCTGGAAGAGTAATAGTTTTAGAAAAATCAGCTTTCCTTTGGTCAGGTTTTGCAATGTCAGCAATGTTAAAAGTTAAGTTAGGGTTTAAAGAATCTAACAACTCTACATTTTCTCCATTTATATATAGTTCCTCTTTTACCATTATCCGCTACAGCTTTCACAGTTTTCGTCATCAATATTGCATGTCCTTTCTGGAACTGCTTTATTTTCTAACTCTCTTAACATCTTTTCAAATTCTGTTAATTTTTCTTCCATTAAAATCTCTGTCTAAAATTGTTAATACCAAACTCTAAATTCACCTCTAAATTAAATACTTTGTCTACACTAGAAACCTTTTCTTCCCAATTACCTTCAATGTTTTTAACTGGGATTCGTCTAATTTCTGTACTACCTGACGGTGCTGTGTAACTATCCATTAAATAAATCTCAGGACTTTCTATAAGTTCTAACAACCAATTATAAGTATTATAGTCAATCCAGTCAGAAGTTAGTTTCATCTTAGGCATTGACTTTGTATAGTATTGGACTTTTTCTCTACTAGATATAGAGTAGTCTATAGCACCTGTTAAACTTAAATCATTTGGAGTAGTTTCAAAAAACTTTCTTTCTATATCTTCTGTATGTCTTGATACTTTAGTAAAGTTAAAATAATCAAAACCACCCAGACTATTTAAGAACTCTAGTCTCCTAGTTTCAAACCTGCATTCTGTATCTATGTTAAAATAAAACTTTTCAGAAGCTATAGCTCCACCACCTTTTAAAGCTATATAGTAAGAAGTTGCGTTAGTGCTTATTATTGGTTGACTTCCTGTTGATATATAAGAACTATTAATTTTATTTATTGAAGCTGGTCCAATAGGTATTCTTAAATAATTAAATGTTGTTAATGTTGGAACGGTTAAAACTGTAGTAGAAATTGCTATATTACTAGAGTTATATTCTTGTATTACAATTTCATCTATTGGGTCATTAGCATGGTCATATAAAACGTATATATAACCCTCGTCAGTATATTGTAATTTTTGATTATAAGTACTATTTGAAATTAATCCATTAGGTGAGTTAGTCAAGAACTTTCTAGTTGACGAATTGTCTGTGTATTTTTCATAATAGTTATTGTATTGCCAATCATAGAAATTAACCACATCTCTTCTATATCTTGGTAAACTACCGTTAAAAGTTAGTAGGTCATAAGAAGTGCCAGTAGTAGTGTCTGGAAATGTTACAGTTTGTGGAATGCTAGTAGTTGCAGAACCTGTGTTGTAATGTACCCATCCAAATTCTAAAGTAAAATCTTTATAAGAATTAGTATTGTCATAAACAGAGTCTATATTAGTTCCATTTAACAAACCTAAATCACTAGATATATAACTCTCCATAATTCCAGACATGTCAAATCTCCCAAAACCTTCTGTAGTTGGAGGAACTTTTAATCTACCTACTGTAGTAGAACCATCCTTAACATCAATCAAATAAGCAAATCCAGCGTAGTTTCTAGTAGCATTTACTGTTTCATATAATACAATCTCAACAGGATTGTAAACTGTTCTATATTGTTGTGGTAGATATTTAATTTCTAAACTCATTTCTTTAATATTTTTTTTAATCCTTTTGCTACTCTTTCACCAGATACTATTCTAATTTCTGTTTTAAACTTATCAAAAGCCTGACCATAAAAAGTCTCTTGCATACAATTGTCAAAGAAGTATCTAGGTCTAATTCCAGTTCTAGCAATAGAGTTTCTTACAGCATATTCGTTTAGTCCTTTACTTTTAGCCCAGGCTTTAACATGACTAACGCTAGGACCTTTTTTAAACTGATATGGACTGTTATGTGCTTTAATAACCCAAGGTTGACCTTTCTTGTCTCCACTCTTTCTAACTCCTCCAATACCTTTAACCCCTTGATTAAGATAATCGTAATAGTCAGCTAGATATAATGTAGCAACCATTCTAAATCCAAACATTTTAACAGGCATTCTTATAGACTTCTGTAAACTACCTTTATAGACTAACCCCTCTTTTTGAACTGACTGCTGTAAACAATAAACCATGTCAGCAGCAATGTTATTAAACACTTGACTCAATGTAGTAGGATTGTCTATTTTGACTTCCTCTAACTGATCAGCATCAAAACCAAATATGTCTAGTTGTTGACTCATCTATGTTTATACTTTTGTTTCATTTCTCTTTGGACCTGTTGTTCCATCTTTTGTTTATCACTATAATAAGCTACTATATTTAGAGCTTTAGTTATATCCCAGTTTAGTATCTCATCCCATTTGTCTATCCTACTATTAGTCAAATTGTCTAAGGTGTGCCACCATCCCCAGCGTTGACCAAATCCAGTTCCTCCCTTGCTTCCTTCGTCATCTTCTCTGCTTCCTGAATCAAACAAGTTTTTATAGCTTTTGTTAAGTCCTCCGAGTGAGTGTAAAAAAAAACACCTATTGGATAAGCTATTGTCATTGGCATGTTATTTAGAAAGTTATCTGCTGTCTTTCTAAGGACCTCACTATCTACCTCAATATGTTTCCAACCAAATAAAGTCTTTTTAACTGGTCTGCAAATAGTAGTTAGTATATGATGCAAATTATTAAATATTGCTTCCTCATCATCCTTAGCATTTTGTAGAATCTCCATGCTGTTAATATACTCTCCAAATAATAACTTTTTAGCATCTACTTTGAACTCATACCATTGACCACCAATTTTAAACCTTTTGTCTTTTAGTTGTTTAGGAAGTTCTGTCTCTAAGAAACTCATTTTCTTTTTAATAGACTTATACTGCTTTAAACTAATATTCTTTATAACATCTCTTTTCTGTCCTGTTAAGACTGCTAGAATGTTGACTACTCTTTCTATAGGGTTTAGTTTAGAGTTTAATACTGGTCTTAGGTTGATGTAATTTCCTATTGTCACATCTTCCCACTTTGTTGGGATTGTAATTTCCATAATTCTATATATAACAAATTTATTAATTATAACAAAACACTAAAATAAATATTTAAAACTTATACGTTTATTATACGTGTTTTTTAATTTTTAATTAATTCTTCTATAGTGTTATTATTGTTTTAATATTATCTTATTTAATTTTATTATTAATGGTTAAACGAACGTTTGAACGACCGTTGAACGAACGCTTAAACGACCGTTGAATAATTTTAATTAAAATACTAAACAACTAAACACTAACTAAAATACTAACTCACAATGGCTGAGAACACTATTTAAATTAATTCTAACAAACTTAAATACTTTTTATATATGTTTATATACATTGACTAATTATAGTGTCTTAAAACTAATATATTCAATTATCTAGTTTATGAAATAGTATAAATCAATAATAAGATAAATATCTTATCTTATCTTATAGAACCCCATTTGCTCAGCATTTGCTTAGCATTTGCTCAGCATTTGCTAAATTCTTTCCTGTAAATAAAAAGGGATAACGCTCTTTTGCCGACTACCCCAATTCCCAAAACATATAATCTAATGAAGATTTTTGCTTAATCAAATATAGTAAATTAAAACAATTTAAATTCAGTTTCTTTTATTCTTTGTTCAGCTATGTTAAAATAGTTTTCATCTTGTTCTATGCCTATAAAGTTTCTATTTGTATTCTTACAAGCTATACCAGTTGAGCCACTACCCATTGTAAAGTCTAAAACAGTTTCATTCTCGTTGGTGTAAGTTTTAATAAGGTACTCCATTAATGCAACAGGCTTTTGTGTTGGGTGTACTTTTCCTGTCATATTATGGCAAGCTTTAAACGCTTGTATGCTTCTAGGGTAGTATTGGTCGCTTTCATACCTTACAATAGGTATTGCCTTCCCGTAATTATCACTTTTACCTCCGCTAGCTTTCTTCATCATTTTGCCTTTTGTCATTTGTGGGTTGTAGACACTTTGATTTTTATAAAAAACAGATGCTATCTCGTGGTATTTCATAGGTCTTTTTTTAGCAAGCATACTGCCACTTGGTCTTTGTTTATCCCAAATCCAATCATATTTAAAATTTTTAATGTTGCTCATTCTTAAAGCACTACTAAACGGTTCACTACCAAATAAAACAATAGCACCATTTGGTTTTATTATTCTGTTAAGTTGTTCCCACATTAACTCAAAATCAATAACACTATCCCATTTACAAGCTGTAGTTCCGTAAGGAGGGTCTGTTATAATAGCATCAATACTTTTATCCTGTATTGTTTTCATTACCTCTAAGCAATCTCCTTTATATAGTTTCATCTTATTGCATACCATCCTCGATTATTTTCTTTTAAATGTATTAAAGCTACGTATCTCAAAGCATCCATTAAATGGTCTGACCCTATTGGTTTTTGAAGACTATTTCCGTTTTTGTCTGTTGCCCATTTATACATCCTAAACTCTCTTCTAAGGTTGCTAC